CTACCAGAGTCAAAATCCTACAGTTGAAGAAATTTCAGGTGCAGCGGGTCTTTCAGGGTTAAGAGAATATGGTTTTCCTAGTGCGGAAGAGACTTCAAATAGTGCAACAACATTAATGCGTACAAATAATTTTTCAAAAGCTTAATAATTATGGCAGACATACAAGAACCACCAGATAATTCAGGATGGATAGAACCAGAATCGGCAGCTAATCCGGATGGACAACCAAATTATCCATACAACAATGTAACACAAACTGAATCTGGTCATTCCATGGAAATGGATGATACTCCAGGAAGAGAGCGTGTTCGTTTACAACATCGAACTGGAACATTTATAGAAATGCATCCAAACGGCGATGAAGTACATAAAGTTTACGGTGATGGATATGAAATCACTGTTAAAAATAAAAATGTATTGATAAAAGGAAGATGTTCTGTTACAGTAGAGGGTGATTCAATTTAGATGTTAAAGGTGATTACAATGCCCAAGTAGCAGGAGATTATAACCTTCTTGTTGGTGGAAAAATCAATGTTAGAGGTTTAAAAGACATTACAATTGACGGCGGTGGAGATATTGAGATATTGGCCAATGAAAATTTTGGTGGCACCTTGCGTTTTGGTGCCGCAGATAGTCTCTATCTCGCTTCTGACCTTGTTGTCGGAGGTTCAATTCAAGCTGATGTGATAACCGCAGAATCTAGAATTGCAACAGGTTCTCTAGGAGGAATCACAGCAGGTTCGGCTGGGTTTGTATCTGTTTTAGGTGGTCTTTCTCTTGGTATTCCTATAGCAGTTCCTGGTTCCGTCAATGCTATTGGAACAGGCGCATTTGGTATATCAGTTCTTACCACCTTTTCGGGTTCAGTTATAAATGCATCTGTTTTTGGTTATGATGCTATTAACAATCTTTTACACAATGTACACATCCACCCATCACCAAAAGGACCTACTGGACCTGGAGTTCCACAACAAGTTGGTGGTAGTGGACCTTAAAGGAAATATATTATGAGCACAAGTATATACAGTAGACTACAGTTTAATTTTACTCCATCAAACAATGAAATTCTTTTGTTATCTGATGATACGAAAGATTCTATCAATTCGATGCCAAAATTATTAGAAGATTGGCAAGTAGAAGATATTGCTAATGATGATGTTGGTGGTTACTTTAAAAATCCAGTAGCAAACTCAACAAACAGTCTTCTTGCAAACACTTTTGCGATTGAAGTTGCAACGTCTAATCCAATAGAGTGGGGTGACCAGTCTGACAGGGCTAATCTACTCTCTTTGAGAGCCAATACTTTTGGCCGAGAAATAGCTTTTTTTCTGAGTCATACGAATAATGTGTCTGGTGTAACTCCAATAAGTGCTGGTGGTGATGACACTGTTAACTTTCCTTATTATGATACCGCAACAGGATTTGGAAGATTGTTGATTTTTTTGACAAATCAATCGGATGGTGTCCTAAATAATTCACCAATAATAGGAAGTATGACTTCACTCTTTATAGAAGAAGAGTTGGCAGCAAACGATACAATTATTTCTACTGATTTAGCAACAATAAATGCATCTTACAGTGGAGGTTTTTACACACTTTCAAACAGTGAGATAAATGTAATTATAACACACATAGAGACTGCTAATAGTTTGATTGCTACAAGAAGAAATCACGATATAACTTTTTATAGAAATGCTAGAGATATAATAGATGATTATGGTTCTGTAAATAAATTTTCAAATATGGGTCAAACTCAAACGAGATTGTCGAAAGAATATGTTGGAACAGACAAACTAAAACAAAGGTTAGCGAACACTTAAATGGCAACAGTCGTTACAGATACAGTAAGAGAGTTTAAAGATTTAGATTTAAACTTCAATATTCATCCAGTTAAAAAGGATATCAACAAGAATGTTGGTTCTTTAGCTATCATAAACTCAATAAAGAACCTTATTCTAACCAATTATTACGAAAAACCATTTCAACCACGCATTGGTTCTAATGTTCGTAGGTTGTTATTCGAAAACTTAGATGTTATTACTGCTTCAACGGTAGAACAAGAAATTCGTAGAGTGATTGTCAATTATGAGCCAAGAGCGGACGTGAAAACTGTTATTGTACAACCAGATTTTGATAAGAACGGCTTTAAAGTTTACATGGAATTTTTTATTGTAAATCAGACAACGCCAATCACAATTAATTTTTTCTTAGAACGAGTACGATAAATGGCTTCAAGACTAAACGTAACCGATTTAGATTTTGATACGATCAAATCTAATCTTAAAACATTTTTAAGACAACAAACAGAATTTCAAGATTACGATTTTGAAGGTTCAGGCCTTTCTGTATTGTTAGATATTCTTGCTTACAACACTCACTACAATGCATACTATCTTAATATGGTTGCTAATGAAGCATTCTTAGATACTGCTTTGTTGCGTGATTCTGTTGTCTCACATGCAAAAACTTTAGGTTATATTCCTCGTTCTTATTCAGCACCAAAAGCTAAAATCAATGTTGTGGTGGAAACTGGCCAAGCAAATACTGGTACACTAACGATACCAAAAGGCTACACATTTTCGTCAGATTTAATTGATGAAATATCATATAAGTTTGTTGTTATAGAAGACACAACGGTTACCAAATCCAACACTCAATTTGTTTTTGAAGATTTAGAAATTTATGAAGGAACATTGGTTTCTTATAATTTTGACTATACCGCTTCTAGTAACCCAAAATCTATTTTTATATTGCCAGATTCGACAATAGACACATCAACAATTTCAGTAACGGTTAGAAATTCAACATCAAATACAACGACAGATGTGTACAATCGTGTTACAGACATTTTAGATGTTAATTCTTCCTCTTTCGTTTACTTTCTGCAAGAAGAAAGAGATGGAAGATTTCAAATTTATTTTGGTGATGGTGTCATAGGTAGAGCACTACAAGATGGTTCTACAGTAAGTGTATCTTATCTTGTTACGAATGGTACTGCGGCTAATAAAGCAAATGGTTTTATTCCTGACCAGTCAATATCTGGTTTTTCTGACATTGATGTTGGCGTTGTGACGGTTGCAAGTGGAGGTGCTATTAGAGAAAGTGTGGATTCTATCAAGTATTCATCGGCATCACAGTTTTCCACACAAAACAGACTGGTCACCTTTAAAGATTATGAAACATACATTTTAACAAATTATCCAAATGTAGACTCTATATCGGTTTGGGGCGGAGAAGACAATGACCCTCCTGTTTTTGGAAGAGTCTTTGTTTCTTTGAAACCAAAAGAAAATTATTTTATTTCAGAAACAGAAAAGCAAAGAATTGTTGACAACATCATATCTCCAAAATCTATCGTTTCTGTCCAAACACAAATATTGGATCCAGAGTATCTTTACCTTTTACTTGATGTAGATGTTCAGTATGATCCAAAAAGAACTGTTAATACAGAAGATCAAATTAAAACTTTAGTGCGAAATGCTGTTTTGAATTATGCAGACGTAAATCTTAATAAATTTACCTCAGAGCTCATAGATTCAAAATTAGAATCTTCCATTGATGCTGTTGATAGAAATGCTATCAAAGGAAACGATTTAACAATTCGCCTTCAAAAAAGATTTGAGCCTAACTTAAACAATTCTCAGTCATACAATGTAAAATTTAATGTTCCTTTACATAGAGGTACAATAACAAATAAATTAACATCGACAGAATTTGATGTTGTAGATTCTTCAGGTGTTAGAAGAACTGTAACTTTTGATGAATTACCACAATCATTCTCTGGTGTTTCTTCCATACAAGTTGTTAATCCAGGAACAGGTTACACTTCTGCTCCAACAGTTACGATTGTTGGTGATGGCACTGGTGCTGTCGCAGAAGCTAAAATTGTCAATGGTTCAATACAGAGTATAACAATAACGAATCGTGGAATTGATTACACTCGAGCTACAGTAACAATAAGTGGCGGCAATGGTTACGGCGCTTCTGCAACAGCAGTAATTGACTCCAGAATTGGACAATTAAGAACCATATATTATGATGCTGATGCTCAAAGACAAATAGTTGATGAGAACGCCGGTACAGTTAACTACGAAACAGGTGAAGTAGTCATAAATGATATAAACATTCTTTCGGTTAATTCGACTGACTCTTTATTGAGATTGTCTATAGAATCTGAAAGTGGGTTCTTAAAATCATCTAAAAATACAATTATAACAATTGACGAGAACGATCCAGTATCAATAACTGTTAATACGATTGAAGTATAATGTCAGATTTAAAAACTTCTCTACTTATCAATAGACAAGTTCCTGAATACGTTCGGGAAGACTATCCTCTTTTTATAACATTTTTAGAAGCCTACTATGAATTTTTAGAAAATAAACAAGGCTCACAGAAAAATGATTTAACGAAAAAAGCAAAAGATTTAAGATACTTGCCTGATGTAGATGCATCAATAGACGAATTTGAAGATAGCTTCTTCAATAACTTTGCATCATTATTTCCTAGAGATGCAAGGGTCGATAAATCATTTCTAATCAAAAATGTTTTGCCTTTATACCTATCAAAAGGAAGCCAAGAAAGTTTTAAATTTCTTTTTAGACTTTTGTTTGATAGTGAA